TCACTATTTATTTGCTTTTACAAATGAGATGAATACTACTAGTAGCACTCAATTATTTACTACTGTAGATACAAGCTTATGGCCTGAACGATATAATCTTTTTGTGCTAGATGAGCCTGTAGATATCATTTTAAATCAAGGACAATTTACTTATCAGATATATCAAAGCTCAACACCTTACGTTTTACCTTTAACTATCGCACAATCAACAGGTGTAGTAATAGAAGAAGGTAGAATGGTAGTTAGTGGGCCTGTAGGAACTTCAATATACGACTAAATTATGGCTTGGTACAACTTTTTTAAGAAAGAAAATAAAACAATGGAAACGCTTGAGGGTTATCAATCTTTCTCAACTCCATTCTTACCTGTAGGTAAAGGTAATTTGACACTACCTTATGTTAATGGTAGATACTCAACTAATATGTGGGTTCGTTTTGGAAATGATAATTTATATCCTGAACTCCTTAACCAAATGTATTATGCTAGTCCTTTGCACGGTGCAATTGTTGACTATAAAACAAATGCAGTTATAGGTGGTGGTTTTACTTTAGCTACTGATAAGTTAACAACTCCTGAAAAATTAGAGTTGTATATGTTTGAGAGAAAAACGAAACTTAAGCACATAGTAAAAGCAGTTACAAAACAACTTATTGTACACAATCGAATTTATTTCAAGCTATGCTTTGACAATAATAAAAAACTTGTTAAGATTGAAAACATATCACCTGAAAAAGTAAGGGTATCTAGGTTTAAAGATATGTATTACTTATGTGATGATTGGAGTACCAATATAGAAATTACAAGTATCAAACCTTATCACGTTTCTTGCTCAGATTACGAGCAATTATATTGTTACGAAATTAAGTCTTTGGGTCAAGATTTTTATAGTTTACCTCAGTATTCAAGTTGTCTAAATTTTGCATTTTTGAGTGGAGAGCTTTCGTACTTTGCTAAGTCTAATATTCAAAATAGTGTTTTCCCTAGCTTTGCTATGATGTTCCCAAAAAGACCACAAAGCGAAGAAGAGAAGCACATGATCAAAGAGACCATAGACCGTATGAAAGGAGCAGCCAACGCAGGAAAAGCTGTAGCCTTCTTTGCCAATTCTGCTGAGCAACTTCCTAAAATAGAAGCAATGCCAACTAATGGTAATGACAGTTTGTTTCAAGAAGCATCTCAACTAAACACGGAACAAATATGTTTCGCTCATACGATTGACCCAATATTAATGGGTGTACGTACTACAGGAAGTTTAGGTGGCGGTGCAGATATTAAACAAGCGTATGTTATCTTTGAAAAGAATGTAGTAATGGAGCTTAGAAGTTGCGTAAGCGTAATTTTTAACGACTTATTAACCATAGCTAAGATTCCTGCGGAGTTTACTATCAATAACTTTCAAGTCATAGATGAAAGCATAGTAGAACTAGAAGGAGACGCATCTAGAATAAACAACTTAATAAGTGCTATGCACCCAACAGTAGCTCAAAAGATACTAGATAATATGACTGCTAATGAAATAAGAGCTTTAGCTGATTTACCACCTATTGAAACAACTCCAATAACACCCATTGTATAATGCTATATTTTATAACTGAAACATACTTAAAAGTAAATACGCCGATAACTGCTAACGTAGATGTTACTGATGTAACACCATACATAGCAACTCAAGCAGCTCTTAGAGTACAGCCAATTTTAGGAACGACTTTTTACAACTATCTTTTAACTCAATATAATAATCAAGCACTCAATCCTGACGAGATTGACCTAGTCGAGTTTATTCAGCCTGTAATTGCTTGGAGAAGTGCAGAAGATGCTGTTTTTGGCTTGACTTATCAACTAAAAAATAAAGGTTTACAAACACAAAGTGGTGACTATTCAGCAAGTGTATCTAGAAATGAGGTAGCTTTCGGAATGGAACACTACGCTCAAAAAGCATCATTCTTTGAGCAAAGACTTATAAGGTGGCTACTTACTAATAGAAATCTATTTCCTATTTTTATTTCAGCTACTAACACTGATACTGATTTACGACCAATGTTTAATCATTGCTCTTGTATTACTCAATTTCAAACAACTTGCACAGGTTTATGTGGTAATTTCTTAGAGAACGGATACAATAATTCTATACTTATCTTATGAGAATGCAATTAGCTATCTTATTAACTTCAATACAAAAATCAATGGTTCAACTATTAGCCGTTATAGGTGCTTTCTTTTTACCTATATCCGGTATTTTATTTTTAATTGGTTTTGCTATTGTGATAGATACGATTACAGGAATATGGAAGGCTAAAAAACTTAAGATAAAAATTACATCTAGAGGATTGAGTGCTATTGTTTCAAAGTTATTTCTATATGAAGTAGCTGTTATTCTTACCTACCTTATAGATAAGTTTATTTTGAATGATATCGTTCTACAATTTTTCTCAGTACCATTAATGCTCACAAAGATACTATCCCTAGTGCTTGTAAGCATAGAGGCTATCTCTATATCGGAGAATTATAAGCTTGTGAAGGGCATCGACATATGGTCTAGCCTAAAACGGTTACTACAGCGTTCTAAAGAAATTAAACAAGACATCGATGGAGTTAGATATAAACAAGATAGTTCAACACCGACTATCTGAAAATCAATACGTTCAAGAGCTTACTGACAAAAAACAAATCTATTTGCACCATACTGCAGGTGGGCCATCAGCTGTTAATGTAGCCAAATTTTTTAACAGTCAAGAGGGCAAGGTAGCCACTGCTTTTATCATTGATAATAATGGTACAATCGTGCAATGTTTCAGTTCTAAAAATTGGGCTTATCATTTGGGACTTAAACAGGAAGTATTCACAGAGTCAGGAGTACCATACAAAAGCCTAGATAAAATATCTGTAGGCATTGAAATTTGTAATTATGGCCCATTGACTAAAAGAAATGGCTACTACTACAACTATGTTGGTGGCAAAGTTGACTATACTAACATTACTATATTAGATAAAAAATACAAAAATCATATCTATTGGCAGAAATACACCGACGAACAAATAGAGTCTACTCGGCAACTGCTAGTCTACCTGTGTGACCAATATAAGATACCTCGCACTTACTTTGCTACCATCTTTGATATTGATAAACGTGCATTAAGAGGAGAAAAAGGTATTTTTACACACAATTCAGTGCGAAAGGATAAAAGTGATATCTATCCCTGTCCAAGAATGATACAAATGTTAGAGAAATTATGAAAAAACTAATTGCATTTTTAAGCGTTTTAACGATACTAAGTTGCTCAAGTGAACGCAAAGCACAATATCACTACAAAAAAGCCATTAAACACGGCTTAAAATTGATTCAGGACAGCGACACAATACGAGTTGTTAGTATTGATTCAATTCCTATAATAGTAAACGATACTATCATATGGGAAAAAGTAGTTACGACTAAGGACTCGGTCATTTTTTTTAGAAATGTTTATTTGCCAAAAACGAAATTTCAGACTAGGCTAGAATATCGTTATAAGACTAAAGTGCTTAAACAAGATGTACTTAAATACAAGTATATTTATAAGACTGAAAAAAAGCAAAAATCAAAAACTAATTGGATGCTCCTAGTATGGGGTTTCATAATAGGAGTACTCTTGTCTTTTATTACTAGATTACTTCTTAAACTATATCTACCTTTTTAATGATAAGAAAAAGATTGTTTTTCGACATTGAGACAAGTTTTAATGTTGGAATATTTTGGCGAAGTGGGTATAATTTAAACATTAACCCCGGAGACATCATACACGAAAGAGCCATCATATGCATTTGTTATAAATGGGAGGGCGAAGACGAGGTACATAGTTTAGAATGGGATAGCAAGCAAAGTGACAAAGCAATGCTTAAGAAGTTCTTAAAAGTTTTGGCTCAAGCAAACGAAATTGTGGCTCACAATGGAGACAGGTTTGATATGAAATGGCTTAGAACTAGATGCTTATTTCACAATTTAGGAATGCCTCCAATACATAATACAATTGATACATTAAAAGAGGCTAAGAGATACTTTAATTTTAATTCAAATAAGCTTGACTATATTGCTAAGTTCTTGGGTGTAGGTGCTAAAATGGACACAGGTGGTCTTGATCTATGGAAAGACATCGTATTCAAAAAATCACCTGAGGCAATGGCTAAGATGGTGGCTTATTGTAAGATGGATGTGAAAGTACTAGAGAGTGTATTTGATAAGCTCAATTCATACACACAATCTAAAGTTAATTACGCAGTATTAACAGGTGGAGATAAATACGAATGTCCTCAATGTAGCACGAATAACGTAAGATATAACAAGAAGGTCACGACCTCAGCAGGTACAATTCACCATTGGCTAATATGTAATCCTTGCAATAAGTATTTCAAAGTGAATAATAAAACTTATGAAGATTGGGTAAAGTATAGGATAATAAAGAAAAATATTTCGTAATTTAGCGACAGGTTTATTGGTTAGTGAAACCCTTGCATCTTTGGTTAGTTTGGCAAGGGTTTTTTTTGTCTAGTTTTTTGTGTAATAAACTTGACATTAGTATCTAATTATACCAAGATTTGTGACGAAATTTACCAACATAATCGAAATTTTGTCGTTTATGCGTAGTATATTTTTCATTATAATGTTGGTTTTAACTAACATACTAGCTAGAATGATGACATAATGTAAGATATAACTAACATAATAGCTATTTTTTGTAAAGTATATTTAAGATTTTTTCAGGCTATATCCTGATTTTTTTGCAGTTTTTTCAAGCTATACCCTGATTTTCTTATGTTCAAATTATCGCCTTTTATATACACGAGGACAAAATATGTTCATTTTTACCTTTGTTTCTTATTTAGAATGATTCTAAATTTGTTAATTAATTAAAAATAATTGTTAAAATGTTTTTTTATTAGAATTATAGTCTTTAGATTTGCGTATAATTATTTACTAACAAATTAAAAAATAAACAAAATGAAAGAACTAACTAAAAAAGACGAACGATTAGCTAAAAAATGTTTAAAGCATTTAGAAGATTGGACAAAAGAACAATTACTTGAGGATATGGAACAATTGCTTTTGGCTTTAGCCGAACAAGGAAAAGACTTAACTAACCTTGAATTTTATTATTCAAACCACAAACAAAGCAATTAATATTAATCAATTAAAAACTAACGATGAAAAACTTAAACACATCAAAAGATTACAGGATTGAATTCCAAGACAAAAATCAAAACGAATTATGGTGCAGTATTGTAACAGCAGTAGATCTTCAAGACGCTACAGATTACGCTTACAAATTAATGGCAGGAACAAGCGACAATGATTTAACCACATTTATAATAACTGAGTTATGACAACAGAAGAAATGAAAGCCACTATCCTCCTCTATTCAATAGAGCTTAGAGATGAGTACAATGAGATGGTCTCAGCATTTGGACATACCGACCCTGCGACTCAACGACTACAAACAAAATATGTAACACTTTTAATATTAATTGAAAAATTAGGACTAGATGAAAATTATTGATTTTATCCAAGGCTTAGCTGCCTTGACACTTTTTTTGGTAGCAATGTATATATCCTGTTCGCTATGAGTTACGAGATAGACTACTTAAAAAAAGGCTACATCAACGTATGGTGGGACTCTGAAGATGGAGGTATCATATACACAGCTGAATACAGATGTTACTTCGTTGAGGAGGGTATCTATGAGGCACTGCTAGTGGACAGCTACCAAAGAGGTAAAAATTACATCATATTTACTCCCTTGACTAGCAGAGAGCTAGAAGAGACAACCCAACTTGTAGAAGAG